TCTCTACCGCAGCACTCACCGCTTCTGGTGCAGTGACTTGGGGTGGCGGTGGTGTTGGTATCGGTGCTAAAGAGGTTGGTCAATTCGCTGGCTGTAAAGTCATCGTTGACGAAGCTGTTAACACTGTTGCTCCTGGTTCTTCAGGTCACATCACTGAGTACTACTGCTATCTATTGAAAGCAGGAACCATCATGGAAGGTGTTCAGCAAGATCTAAGGATTGAAGCTGATCGCAACATCTTGTCCAAGCAGAACGTACTTTCTGTTGACTATCACACTGCGTATCATGTAATGGGTACTAAGTGGGGTGATGCTGCTGACAACCCAACCAATGCAAACTTAGCTACTGCTAATAAGTGGTCTGCTACTTATGACATTGATTTGATTCCTATGGTTCAGATCACAGTTAACACACCATTGGATACAACAACTATCTCTTGATTTATAATTAAATCGGATAAGAGAAGGAAAGACCCTCATCATTTATTTGGTGGGGGTTTTTTATGACGCTACAATATAGAGGAAATGTATTTTAAGGATTGTGGCTGCAACTATCGTTGCCACGTTGAAGTCAGCAACAGCTAATAGCTATGTGACTTTAGCTGAAGCAAACACTTATTTTGAAACCGTCCCAGATTCAACAACTTGGGATAATAAGACTGATGACCAAAAAAATCGAGCATTAATATCTGCTACGAGATGGATTGATAGCCTTAATTTCTACGGTGATCGTTGTGACGACGGTCAAGCCTTAAAATGGCCTCGAAATAACTATGAAGTTGATAATGTAGAACTTGCTTGTACTGCGATACCTGCGAGTGTTAAATATGCACAATATGAACTAGCAGTAGCGTTAGCTAACGAAACTGATGCAATGACTGGTAATAAGGGTACTGACGGTAATATAGAAGAGGTAAAACTAGGGGAAATGGAAGTAAAATATGCTACTCAGAGTCAGGGGATAGGAGCCGTAAATAATGTTTTTGATGTTTATCCTTGGCTTCAAAGCTATCTTGGTGCCTACTGCTTAGGTGGTTCGGGTAGCCATCAAATTAGAACTGTAAGAGGGTAATTATGGCAGGAGCATTAGACAACTTAATTAAAAATGCGGCTAAACAAGTTGTAGCTGATTTAGGAGCTTCCTTAGATACAAGCATCACCTATACCCGTAAAACTATGGGTACATACAATGCAGCTACAGGAAATCTAAACGCCGTTAAAACAAATTACGCTATTAAAGTACCTATTGAGTTTATTAACTCTAGTGAAGAAGGAGGGTATCAAGAGAACACAGCCAGGTTATATCTCACACCTGATTTAATAGGAGATAATCAGCCTCTTCTTCAGGACGAAATAACTTTGAACTTTTCTGGTTCTGCCAGAATTGCAAAGATAACGAATATAAGGACACTTAAGGGTGGTCAGGAGTATCTTTTTCGTGTTGATGTGGTTTTCTAATGACTTTAGTTAAAACTAGAGCAGCCCTAGAAGTTGCTATAAGAGACTCCATAAAGGATAACCAACCTTCGGTTACAGTAGTATTTGACAATACTCCTTTTACTACTCCAGGTAGAATGAAGAAGTACGTTCTTGTAAGTATAGACTTCGATACAGCCACCTACCAACCTCAAGGAGCAGCCCAAAATTACTACACTGGTAGAGTGAGTTGCGGTATCCTAACTCCTAAAGATAGTGGAAGTAGTGAATCCTCTGCTGTATCTCAATCCGTAATAGACGGTTTAATTTCCATAAATGCCTCCGACTACACGGATACATACTCTGTATCTCCCCGTGTTTCAGAAATATCTGGACCGTCTTTTACCAACAACGAAAATAACAGCCATTATCTAAGTACAGTTAGTTGCACTTTTACAGCCAATGCCTAGAAAGAAACGCTTAACTGGTCTAGCTAATGACATAGAAAAGGCCGTACAACAGGCAAGAACTGAGGCAACGAAAGAGATTGTCCATACTCTTCAACAAAAAGGACCGTGGTGGACAGGTAGTTTTGCTAAAAGTTGGGTAGTTAGTACTGCTCCTGTTATGGGAGGTGAACTAGAAAGAGAACCTAATCCTCCTTTCTGGAATACAGAGGCTATAAAAGAAGCTAGAAGACCCAGAGACAGTAAAAGACCCCGATTCCCTGTTGTAAATATAAATCAGACTTTATACATAGGTAATGCTTCTGAATACGCTCTATTTGCAACGGGTTTCTGGGGAGAGAAGATTCATCACTTTCAAAATATGATGGATATAAAGGGTAAGAAGGTTACATACGCTCAACATGGTAGGAGAGTACAAGCCTTAACACCCAAAATAGAACCAAAACCTAGTTGGTACAGGATCTATTTGAATGATACGCAATACTTAATGAGAGATATTAATAGAGCTTTCCGTTCCAAGAATTTTGTTATACGGAAGACAGATAGGAAAACAACATTTAGGAGCAAGAATTACACGGGAAATGTAGGGCTATCAGGTCAGCCTTACAATTATCAACCGAAAGCTTATTTAGACTTATAGGTTATACTACAAGAGTAAATACAAAATTACATGGCTGCTGAACGTGCTATAGATAAGCTGAAAAAAGCTTACAATGTCGAAAATCGTAGTAGTTACGCTATTTATAAGGGGGAAGATTTAATACTTAAGATCTTCTGGTCCCCTATAACCATTGCTGATAGAGACAAGATAAATACCACACTAAGAGCAATGGGTAAAGGAGATGAAGAAGGTAGTCTTGATTTTGCGCTCCAGGTAATCATTGAAAAAGCACAAGATAGTTCAGGAAAATCCTTATTTACAGAAGCAGATAGACCATCTCTAAGGAGAGAAGTTCCTTTAAGTGTCTTACTGGACATCATGGCTAAGATGCAGGACTTGGGGGATGAGGTTGACCCAGATGCCGTAAAAAGCACAACTGGAGAAGAATAGTTACCTCTATCTCCAATTTGCGATAGCAGAAAAGCTAGGCAAAACACACAAGGAAATAGCAACTACGATGACAACAGAAGAGCTATACGCATGGAGCGCATATCTTGAATTAAAAGGTGAAAGAGAGGAAAAAGCATACGAAGATGCTCGAAGAAAGTCCCAATACAAGAACGTACGCTAAACTATTATTATTGATTAGGTAATCTAGTGGCAGACGGCGGCGCAACCTATACCGTAAATATTGAGTTAGCTACTCGTCAGTTCAGCCAGGACTTACGAAACCTAAAAAATAAGATTCAAAATGAGCTAGGAAAAAGTGTAAAGGTTGCAACTGGTGGAACGGGAGGAGGAACAGTAGGTAGAGAAAAAGCTAGGGCTATACGTGAAAGAAGGCAGCAAGAGGCAGAAGATAGAAGAAAAGCTTATTCGAGAGATAAGAAAAATGCTCAACAAGCTAGGACAGGAGATTTAATAAAACAGGTAAATAGATTGGAGTCTTATGGCTTTAAGGTTGCAAGTAAAAGGGCCAAGATAGAGGAGGCACATGAACTAGCTAAAAAGAGGGATTTTCAAACAGCAGATGTACGGATAAAACAGTTAGAAGCAGAAATACAATCTGAGAATAAAATATTAGACACAATAATCAAGCAAGGCTTAGAGAAGGAAAAGCAAGCGAAACAAAGGGTAGAACAAGCAAGAAAACTAGAAAATAGGCAAAGAAAAGGACCACATGGGCAAAGAATGTACGGTCCTATAGATGAATTAGGCAACCCTATTTATACAGGTAAAGGACCAAAACCTCCAGCAATACCAAAATCAGGGGCTTCTTTACCTATAGATCTGGGTCGCAAAGGTACAGGTAAATTTGCAACTAAACAGACTGATTTACTTAGAAGAAGACAGACACTTGAAACTCTACTAGATACATTTAAAGGCGTTAATACGGATGAAGTTAGAAAGTTTAAAACAGGCATACAGACACTAATTACAGAGTACTCAAAAGTATCTGATCTTCAGACCAAGATGCGTCCAACTGGTATGGGCGGTAAAGCAATGGGAGGTTGGGGAGCTTGGAAAGACGGTAAGTTAGTTACTAAAGATAAAATAGGTAGCGCAGGTACACTTAGTAGACAATTAGAGCAACTTGATAACCTAACGAAGAGGGAAGAGTTTAGAGGTAAGCAAATAAGACTGAGAATAAGGGCAGAGGAGGAGTTCTTAAACAAAAAGCACAGGATAGAAAAACTCTTAGCTACTTTTGATAAGAAAGGAGTAGCCACAGATACCAAGAGACTACAGCTAGAAAAAGCGGTAACAGTACAAGATAAGCAACAGTTAGACACTCTATTAAGACAGTTAGAGCTAGAAAATATCGGACTTAAAGGTGTCAGTGGAACGGGAGGGAGAAGAGGAGGTAGAGGTTCTACTTTTGTTGGAGGTCCGAGTTCCCGTTTAAACGTCCAAAATGGATATGTAATGCCTGGTCCTAGACCTACTGGTAGAGGGGGAAGGATGCTTCAAAGTGCCATGATTAGTGGCGGTTTCCCTCTTCTTTTTGGTCAAAATCCTTTAATAGCAGGGTTTGGTGCAGCAGGAGGCGCAATAGGCGAGGGTATTACCCCAGGAGGAGGATTTGCAGGTGGTATTGCTGCAACAGCCGCTTTAACAACAATAACTACTGCGGTAAATGCAGTAAGCGCATTAGGGAAGGCAATGGGTCCTTTTACCCAAGATACAAGTGCTCTAGTGGCGGCTACTGGTAAGGCAAATACTTTTAGAGCTAAAGAAATCGAATTAATAAAAGAATTGGAAGGAGATCAGGCAGCTTTTAATGCAGCTATGAAGGATATGACAAGAATAGTGGGTCAAGAAGGGGTTGATGCTCTTAAAAAATTCGGAGAGGATACACAGAAACTATCGCAAGATTGGACAGTATTTATGACTAAGATGAGTGCAGGATTCGCAAGGTTAATAAATTGGTCTGGGTTACTTAAGGAAGGTAGAAAAGGAGCCGTTAATAGAGCAAGAGGAGATGCTTATACGGGTGACGAAGAAATGCAACGAATACTCGGAAGGTACGACAAGCTTAGCGGTAGAAGGCGAACTGGATCTACTAACGCTCAATTACTGGAATTAGAGGAACAAATAAAGAAAAGGATTCTTGTTGTGGATGAAAAGAATCTAAAAGCACAGGAGGCTAAAGAGAAGAGTTTAAAGAGACAGATAGAGGAATCGAAGAAGATCGAAGCTCTTTATAAAAATATAGGAGGAACAATCAAAAACGGAATAGTTGACGGGATAAACGCTGCTTTAGATGGTACGAAGACATTAGGTGAAGTTGCAGGAAATGTATTCAGAAAGATGAGCAATGCGTTATTAGATTTCGGTGTAAGTATGGCACTATCTAACCTGCCCATACCTGGTGCCAAAAAATTCTTTGGGTTTGCAAATGGAGGTAGACCACCTAAAGGAAAACCTTCAATAGTTGGAGAACGTGGGCCAGAACTATTCGTACCAGATTCCGCAGGAACAATAATCCCAAATCACGAAATGGGAGGAGCAAATATTGTTGTTAATGTTGATGCCTCTGGTTCGTCAGTAGAGGGAGACGGAGGGCAAGCTGAAGAATTAGGAAGTATGCTGGCAGCAGCAGTTCAAGCTGAACTTGTGAATCAGCAACGACCTGGAGGACTCTTAGCAGGTACACGTTAATGGCAACATTTCCTTCAATCACTCCGCAATATGGAGTTCAAAAAAGATCAGCACCTAATAAACGTGTGGTTCGTTTCGCTGATGGGTATGAACATCGAATTTTATTCGGGCTGGACGCACATACAAATCCAAAAATTTATTCTTTAAAGTTCGCAGTATCAGAAACAGATGCAGACACCATAGAAACATTTTTAGACGCAAGAGCATTAGATCAAGCTAGTTTTGATTTTACGCCACCTGGAGAGGGTTCAGCTTCTAAATTTGTTTGTGAGTCATGGAGTAAATCTATTCCTTATCTAAATAGAGCAACAATTACAGCAACATTTAGGGAAGTATTTGAGCCATGAGCTTAGATCCTATTATTGATGACCTGCAAGGTCTTAATCCTTCAGCAATCATTGAATTATTTGAATTAGAGCTTGATTCT